TACTTCAGGTTGAGCCTCTGCAATAACTTCTTCAACAGCTTCTCTTACTCTTTCTTCAGTAATAGGTTCTGGATATACTGTTTCCTCTTCTGGTTCTATAAATTCTTGTACTTCTGCTATTGGTTCATCTGTTGCATCCGTTACTGGATTTGCCATTTCTTCGTTACTCATCTCTTTTAGTTTTAAATTAATAAAAAGGTAACTGTAGCCTTTGACAACTACAGTTACCTGTAATAATCTAAAGCTTCAGAGCTTTCTTGATTTGAGCAAGTTCATCGTCGAGATCATCGACAGATACCTTGATCAGATATTCAGTTGTGTCTTCTACAACACCACTACCAGCATTCTCAATGATAGCGTCAATAGCTGCATTGATACTGCCACGAGCTGCTTCGATAGCTGCAATAGCAGCATTGTCGTCAGCAACACCCGGAGTCTCAAGAGCTGCGTAATAAGCTTTTACAGCCTTACGTAGGTCTTCAGTACCACCGTTCATAGCGATCTTAGCATTTTTCATGCTATTCAGGAAGGAAGCATGACTTCTCAGGTCGTTGTAGTTTGCACCATCAACATCCTTGAGTTTCTTCTTACCTGTTTTTGTCTTCGCACCGGACTTAACCTTCTCTGGTACAAGGAATAGAGTGAAGTCACCTGCTGGAAGAATTGCTTCATCCAGTTCAACGGTGTTCTTACTGGCTCTTTCAACTGCCCTCATTCCGTCCCATTTTACACTCTTTACCTCTTTTTTGAGTTCTCCGAATGTACGAGCTTCTGAATCAACTTTGATCAGGTCTTTCTGTGAAGTTACCTTCAACGTTACTTTTCTTGTAGACATAATGTACGTACTTAAATGTTAATAAAATAAATTTTGAAAACTAGCTTTCTTTTTTCAGGGGTATCTACCCAATGATACCTCTTTCTTCCACTCTCTATTACATAGTCAGGATTATCGTCTGGGATAACCCCACAATCTTGTAAAGCATCTTCAAACCATTTGATCCATAGCCACATGTTTCCAATATCAGGCATTTTACCTCTCTTGATTTCATATATATCAACAGAAGTTCCAACCAACATTGAATTTTCAACAGCTAATTCAATAGTTCGAATATCATCTTTAGTTATTTGCTCTCGTATGTATTTGGATAAATATTTGTGAAAGTATTTAGTTATCGTGCCTCTTAGTCTGTAATGCAGGGTTGCATTATAGAGTCCTTGACCGTTTACTGTCCAATATCTCGGTCTTCCTGACTTTTTTGACTTCTTTGCTACACGATATTTTTCCTCATGCTCTGGGATAATGACTTGTAACTCCATTGTCGTCTACGTATGTATTAGTATCAGATAGTCGAATAGTCTTTATACCAGCTTGATCGTTCCACCATCGTCTTTCAGAAGGGATTATGAAGTTCTCAACACCATATTGTTCACATAGTATAGCTCTAGCAATTATATTGTTAGATGCTGTTACTACAACAACGTTTGGTTTGAGTTCTCCTTCAACCTCTTTGACGAAGGAACAAATGTACCTCTTATTATTTGTTGCCATGTTCTAAAAAATTAGCAATTAATAAATCGAAGTCACTTAAACTGTACTTTTCAACATAGTCTGAAGGGTCTTTAGGTTCTCCTAAAGGATTGTGAGTCATTTGAAGATCAAATTTCACACTAAACTGTGTCGCACCTTCAATTCCACCAACATCGTTGTCGAACCACGTATAGATGTTCTCAAATCGTGCTTTGAGTTTGTCCATAACTGATTCAGGAATATAGGTTCTTTCACTATTAGGAGCTATTGCCCAATAACCCAACAGGTTGAATATAAGTATGTCTTTGTAACTTTTCGTTATGAAAAGAGTCTTTCCATACTTAGGTAACAGTGTCCAACCCTGAACGATTGTATCGTCCACGTTTGAAATAAATTTCCCAAGTCCTTTAACCTGTGGAAAATACAACTTCCTTCTAAACACACCATCGCTTACGTAGTAGTCAAATGAATATCCGATCATGTAAGGACTCAATGCATACAAAGCATTGTCTTTCCTAGCATTGTTGATCCGATAATGGCTAATACTTTTGATGTTGTGATAATTGAGAAGTCGTGAGGGTATACCGTATTTACCTTTCCAGAACGCTGCGTCTAGCTTCGTCCAAGGTCTCGGTTTGATGTCGATGATAGTAGGTGTCTTCTCGTGGGTAAAAAGGTCTTCAGCAGCCTTCTCTGGGACAACCATAGAAGGACTGTTGACACCCATCTTACCTCCGAGTCCTAAGTTAAAGTCTTCATTAACTCTTTGAAGTGCTCCATTGTAGGTAGTCTCAAACTTCCTTGCAATGTAATCGAACACCCTGTAACCTTCTTCACCGAAATCCTTATACAACAAATCTCCTTTCCACATTATAATATGACACGACGGTTTCTCCTCTTTCCTAAATTCACTACTGAACATTTTGTCCAGAGCTACGAATCCGGGGCAATATGCCTTAAACAACTGATAACTATCTAAATGTTTTAAAACGTTATCTTTTGTTATCGAATTTTCACCTGTCGTAAAACCCATAATTATATGCTAAAAGGGATCAGTACCACCTTGACCATCACCAGCTTCTTCTGAAACAGGAGATGTAGGACTTCCTATGTCAGCCATTACAGTTGGTTCAGTCCATTCCACAAATGTAAATGTGTTTGAGAAATCTTCTTTAATAGGATAGCCTTCTTCAGCTTGCCTTTTTACATGAGACTCCCAATAGCTTGTACGCTTATTGGTAGCTCTGTCAAAATACTTGTTATAAACGGACTGATACTTACCGTCTCTAACTGTTAACAGTACCTTAACCTCATTGTCTACGTTACCACCAAGTATGCTTCTCAGCTCACTGTAGTTACCATCAAACAATGCTTCAAAATTGTCCAGTTTTGCTTCGTCTCCGGGCTGAATATTCAACCAGTTAACCAAGAAGAGATGAACATCTCCTTCTCCCATCTTACAAGGTCTTGCACTCTCATGCTCGAACCACTTGTAATTTGAAGGGGGAGCATCGGGAGTTCCCCAACCAGTTCTACCAGCGTCGTTAATCCACTCAGCTTTTGTTCCCGGCTTGTTTGTACGATGCTTATTCTCAAGGAAGAAAGCAATCTTTGTACGAACAGTTTCACCTTCATTTTCACCAACTCCTTGTAGGAAGAAGTCAAGTCTCAATTTCTTGGACTTTTCTGTTCCACCTTCAACAAGAGGTTCACCCTCTGATGTATATACTGGTTCGTTTTGCGGTTTGTACCCAAGTGCTTCCATCTCGGTTTTGTTAGGGTTAATCGCAATCACTTTCATATTTCTAAGTCCGGTAAATAACCGACCTTCTTTTACCACTGCCGTATTTGAGTCATTTGAATTAAATGCCATAATTTCTACAAATTAAAATTAATAATAGAGTTTACTCACCCTCGTAATATGCATTCATCTTTGCAATTACGTCCGTGAGGTTATTAGGAATATGCATCTCTTCGAACATACCTTTAGGCGACTTAGCCGTAGTAGTTCCATCATTTTGCGTGATAAAAGTATATTTTAACTCTTTGTTCTGATCTTTGATAATCTCTGTAAATAATACTACTGTAAACAATCCCTCTAATGTAATCTTGTCATCTAATAACTTCCCTATTGTTTTAATCTTCCTCTTAGGCTGGAAGTTTTCAGTTATAATTTCATCATGACTCAGGAAGAAGACCTTTAAGTCCTCACGCAATTCACGAGCCTTCGTGATTACGTCCCATACATGACGAGCAATATCAGTAAACTTTTCCCAACCTGTCTCTCCTGATCTATTCATAAATTCAGAACTCATAAGATATTGAAAGTCATCTATGATAACTTGCTTTACCTCTGGTTTTGACTTACTTACATAGTCAAGAATATCAACAATCTTCTTGGAATCAACCGTAATCGTATAATTACCTCCTGCACCACTACTGTAGTGCTGTTTCCAGCCCCGAAAAGGAAGGGCTTTATTGGTACAACCAATAATAACCGTTTCCTTCGGGTCCAGAGTTTCTAATGAGGTAGATTTACCTGTTCCGGTTTGTCCAACTATCGCAACAATTTCGCTCATAGTTAATTAAATGTTAAATCCAGAAAATTTGAATAGATAATCTTCTAGTCCTGTACCATAAGCATCCTTTGGATTGACACCAGTACGAAAGTATCTCTTAACACCACCTGCACCTGCAAGGTGAGCTGCTGCTAAAATACCACTCTTTGTAATAGTTACCCCTTTGATCGTTTTTCCATTATATCTATGAATGACATCCTTCAGATGTGACTCGTTCTTAGACATTAATGTGATCATGGCAGCTTCTTGGTCTTCTTCTGACCACACGGTAGGGTTCTTAATGAAGTCATTAAACTTCACTTCACCATACCCACATGATTTTCTTGCTGCATATCCAAACTGATACTTTCCAACATAACCATACCTGTTATATGCTTTCGGATTGTTTCCTGATTCGCTATGACCTATAGCTTCAAGATACCGACTGAGTTCTCTAGCATTATTCTCCTGCACCCTTAACATTGATTGTGTGCGGTAATGCTGCCAGAAATGCTTTTCTACGTCACTATTGGAGATGACGGGAGCAAATAACTTAACAGATATTAGTACAAAAACTAAAAAGAATACAGTTCTCTTTCTCATAGTATTTGTTTTCGTTTATACTCAATCATAGTCTAAGACTTGATTGTATTTTAGAAGGTTTTTCATCTTTGCATAACCGGGATCACCGTCCCTAACCTTCAGATAATGCCAATATATTAAATCTTTAACGGGTTCGTCACTAGGACCATACGTTTGAAGCTTTAACATATCAGGGCGATGTGTTACCATAAACACATCTGAATATTGATATAGTGCATCTGCACCGAATACATCCGATTTCATAGGAAAATGCATATTCTTATTCTGAATACGTTCTACATTTTCAATACCTCTGTTCAATTGGCTTACAATAATAAATGAAACTTTAATTCTCTTCTTCAATTCATTAAACGCTGCCGCAAGTTCATATAGAACTTCGAGCGTAGTCTGTACACCAAATTTCTTTACTAATATACTATGGTCAAGTGTGACCAAAATGCCTTTGTATTGATTCTCTTCCATACCCATCGCAAAATGTTCGACGGTATTCACTATCTCTTGCACTGTTCCCGGTACATCTACATAATATACGGGAGCTTCCTTTATTGTCTTTAAATATTCTACTGCTGCGTTGTAATCTCGCAACGTAAAGTTCATATCACTCGCCTCTAAATCTGCATTATACATCTGTTTTACAGTCCTATTCATTGCTTTAGAAATCTTCCTACCGATTAGTCTACGTGCTGCCATTTCAAAGTTGAATGACAATACTGCAAAGTTTTCGTTAGGGTTTCTTTCAAACAGTCCTGTTTCAAGTTCATTAAGGATAGCAGTCTTACCACTACCGGACATTCCAGCAATAGTAGTAATGCTTCCCCACTCAATACCGTTCATAGAGGCAGCATTAAACTTCCTCCAAGGGGTCAATAGAGATTTAATTTTACCATCCATCCTACCTTTGATATAGCGTAACTCTTCACGAGCTGCTGTCTCAAGGGTCATGATTGATAACTTCTTATTTGATTGTTCGTTCGCCATACAGAGGTTCTTTATTAACTTGTTCAACACCACGTTCTCTCACGCCCTCACATTCTGAGGCTAGAGTTGATCCTGAATCTTTTTTATCAATAAAGTAATGTGCCTGTTGCATATACATATAACCTTTTAACGCAAATCTGTCAACGTAGTTCTTTGTTGCTTCAAATATTTCCTCCTTCGTGAAGTCATATTGGTCCACAAATTTAGTCATTTTTTTCAAGCCCTCCAAGTTATTACCTCTGTATCTGTAACCACTTGTGTTAGAGCCTGCTGGAAAGATTTCTCTCCATAAAGCGAACCACTTATGTACATCAGTTTCCTTCTTCTTTTTCTTCTTACCGTAATACTTATTGAATAAGTCTTCTCCTGACTTTCTTAATGATATATCAGAAGGTTGTTCACCATGTTGTTTAACATATCCCTGAGTCTCCAAATACTTTATTCCAGTATTGAAGTCAATGAAGTTGTTATTATGTATCTCATGTAGATACTCATGGTTTTGTTCGAAAACGAGTACAAGAAGAGCGAACTCATACATTCTGAGTTCAGCTCTTTTGTATACCTCTAAATATTCACCCAACATCTTCTTCTTTTTCTTCTTCTTCGTTATCAAAGTCTAAAAGTATCACATTACAATCAAGACATTCAATTGCAACATTAGCGTCTATACCATAAACTGCTACTTGAATATCATGACCCCAATGACTACGAAGTTCTTTATAACTATTTACTGACATCACATAAATATTATGTTATAAACCACAATTCCTAACATAAAAGCTACCGAATAGTA